TTGTGGCGTGGTACAAACTCATCTACAGCAACCCCTACAGCGTCCTCAATGGTGGTGGCTACAGGGTCAATTAGGAAGTTCTGTGGCATTACAGGGCGCAACTTGACTACAGTACGGTCTGTGACGTTAACACCTACTGCCTGTAGCTGTCCGTCCATAAGAGGCTGTGTAGCAGGAGCCATCTCTTTGACTTCCTCTAGTACTACTTCAGCTACACCAGTGCCAAATACTGCACTGTTAATGAGACATTCGCCTACTTGCTTGCGAACCTGTGTTTTCTCAAAGTCCTCATGCAGTTTATTGCGCAGATATACAACATCCTGTGCCTCTGCATCACCCATATCGTCAGTAATGTCAAAGTAACTGCCCCTGCCAAAGGTAGCTTCCTCAATTTCCGCTACGCTGGACTCTACAGCTTGCTGTAATGCAGGTGAAATGATACGTGAACGCTCACTTTTGCGCTCCATGTCCTCTGCTGCCCAGATTCCACGCCATAAGCGATAAAATTCTTCAAATCTTTGTGCATAATTAGACTCATAGTGGTCTCTCCACGAGTCACACTTAGTCATTACCCAGTTTTCTAGGTGTTCGTCACTAGACAGTACGTCGTTGTCGCCATAATCCATAATTTTTACCTTGAACGAGAGCGTTTGGTTTTACTTGCTATCTTTTTAGGCTGTGCTGAGTGTTGTTTACCAGCCTTAGTGTCTTTTCTTTTCTTTCTAGTGGTAGCTGCGTACTCTTTAGCTGACAAGGACTTGATTGCTTTCTCTGGTAAGTAGCGTTCTCCAGTAGCTTTAGAGCCTTGAGTGCTAGGTTTACCTGACTTTGTACGCCATTTCTGCTTAGTCCACTTTTTTAAGGACTGTTGTGATTTAGCTAAAGCCATTACTTAGCTCTCTTTTGTGCAGTCTTGTTTAGTTCTTTAAAATGAAACAAACGCTGGCTAGTCTTACCATGTGACTTATGCGTATGCAATTGTCCGTTTGGCATCTTGTGAGTGTTGCCTTTCCATTCCTTGCCTTCTTTGGTATAGTGGGGTACACCTTTCATCGGTAGCCTCCTCCTTTGGCTTTGTATTCTTTTGCCAACATCTGGGCTTTTCTCGCTGACCATTGTCCAGCTTTGCCACCCTTTGTACCTGCTTTGATTTTATTAAATAGGTTCTTACGCATAGTGGGCTTGGTGTAGTTACCAGCTTCATTGACTCTTGACTTTGCCATGTTAATATCCTGTTACAACGTCTAATACTTCAAGATCATCAATCTCAAAGTCATAACTGTAGGCTACCTTAGCCAGTTGGTCTGTGTACGCAAAAGCATCCACAAGGTCATCATGTGTCAGTACATCTGGAAATTGAAACAACTGGTCTAAGAATCTACTATTCCATTCACCCTTGCCCAAGGTAATCTGACCATTCTCAAATCTACCCTGTAAGGCCCACATGATTCTGTCTGTCTTCTTACGGTTGCCGTGGGTTAGTTCCTCTACAACAAAGAATCTACCACGCTGCTTCATCAAGTCCATTAGGGGAGACATAACAGCTTGTTTGGATATACCACGCTCAATGCCTACACTGATGGGCCTATAGTCCCTGACAACCTCAAAGATCTTTCTAGCTGTCTCCGCTAAGTCCCACCTACCATGTATGATGTTCTCTAAGTGCCAGCCATTCTCATTTACTTTTACAACAGCAATAGCTGATTCGTCTAACTTAGAATTTTTAGTTCTTTTTTTACTTACGTCCTCAAAGCCAGCTAAGTCAACGCTTATGTAGTAGTCACCTATTTCAGGTGCTTCACTAAACTTAACCCACTCCTCTTTAAACATCTCTGAGCCTCTGGCTTCAAAGGATGCCATAAACTCTTGACGAAAGGCATAGGAGGACATAGACTTCTTAGCTAGGTCAATCTCATCTGGGTCTAGTAGCTCATTGTCATAACTTGTAAAGTGCCATGATTGGTATGACTCATCGTCCTCTAGCTCTGCGTACTTGTATAGGTCGTAAAAATGATTACGCCCCATAGGCGTACCAATAAACAATGCACCACCTTTCTGGTCAGCCAAGGCAGGCCTAAGGATTTGCTCAAATACCTCTGGCTTCATGTCGGCGTATTCGTCCATCACTAAGAACTTTAATGATACACCACGCATGGTCTCAGGTCTATCGGCACCTTTGAGGCTTATGGTTGCACCATTGACCAGTTTAATCTGTAGGTTGTTTATGTGACTAGAGCTTACAATAGGGTGCGCCAGCTCCAATAGTGTTTGCCACATGATGTCTCTGGCCTGTCCCTGTGTTGGAGCTACATAGAACACATGGCCTTTGTCTGCCTGTAGGGCATTTACAATCAACATCCAAGCAGCTAGTCTGGACTTACCTGTACGTCTACCAGCAGCTACAATCTTAAATCTAGTGTCATCTGCCCAGACTTGCTTCTGCCAATCCAGTAGTTGTATGTTTAGTTCAGTCATAGAAGTACTTGACTACGTATTCATCTAAATCTTCTTCCTCTGCACACTCATACTCTACATCTAACTCAGGGTCACCGTCCCAGTTTAGATCCTCTTGTTGTGCTAAGGTCTTCTTGTAGTCTTTGTTAGTGGTTACTAACATTTAACTATACGTCCACATTACAGGTGTATCAGTAGCCCTAATATCTACATGCACAAAGCCTCCGGCTACACCAATACCAGTAAAGCCTAACTTAATAGCATTCTTTACTATAGTGTACCTTTGTAGACCAGAGGATACAGCTATGTCCGCTGCTATACCCTGTGCATGTGTACCGGGTTGTTTTTTTCTTAATTCAATAGGATGGTCAGGGGATCTATAGCCACTTGTGATTACAAAAGGAAAACCACAGTGTTCTCTAAGTTCATCTAAACATAGAATTAGTTCATCCTCTATCTCATTCTCACCTGTCTCTTTACAAGTAAATTCTTCCCTAGTGAAGTACTTAAACATCTGTGTATTCTCCTTCAATAGGTTCATTTGGTGTAACATCAGTTTCCACAGACCCCGCACCTATACCAGAGATGGTAATGGATACTGCTGAGCGCCCTGTGGCACTATCCTTCTCAAAGTAGCTTAAGGGCAGCATACGGTCCATAACTAGCTTCCAAGCTGCTGCTTGATTCTTATGGTCATCATTAAGTGCTGCATCAAATATACTATCTAATACCCTACGAGACTTAGGGGAAGCTAACATTCTAGCTTTATACTCATTGATAATCGAAGCATCCCCTTTAGGTCTACCTACCTTACCTCTAGAGCCATTAGTCTTCTTAACTATCTCTCCTTTCCTAGGTCTACCTCGCTTTCTCTTAGGAGGATCATTTTGATTATCCATAATGTATTTACCTTAAGCTATCTAAGAATACCTATTTATTATAGCATACTTTTTCGTATTTGTCAAGTACTTTTTACTGTTATTTTCTTGACTTAGTCAAAGTTTTAAGTTTTCTTGTGTATACAAGAGGTTACCAAAGTTAGTAAACACTTACTTTTTTATTAATTTACTGTATTTTTCTAATTTCTACTTTTGAGTACTGGAGTGCCTACTACAATAATCATCAGTAGCCACAGGTGCCCCCCGTACCCTTGTCGTTAGCCCCATGCCACAACAGTTAGACTAAGGTTTTCCACAGAGTACAACAGTTAGACTAAGGCGCACCAAAGAACCTAACCGTTAGACTTAGGTGCGCAATAGAGTACAACAGTTAGACTAAGCGGCCTATGGGTATACACCACGTAGGCTAATGGTTAGCTTGAGGGGACTTGAGAATGCTAAAGAGTGTGGATCTATATAGTAGCCAATAAGGTATTCCCTAGTAGACATAAGACCACCAATGCATATAACAATATGATCTAAGAAAAACCTTGTCTTTGTGTTAGTGCTCCGGCATCATGGCTTCACATTCAACGAAACGAGGAAAGACAATGGCGACACAGACAACCGAACAACAATACGTTCATTCAACCGACCAAGAGTTTCAAGCATTCATGGGCGAGAAGTTAAACCAAATGATTGAAAACGCGCTACACGATGCCCTAGTAGAAAAGGGTTGGAATGTTCACGCCTTAACTGGTTGGAAAGCGAGTTTCGATGTGACGTTCATTCAGGAAACTTACGAAGACGAAGAATAGCCATCGCCTAGTGCTCCATAGATGCGCTTTGGTTTACATCAGAGCGCATCAGTGGCAACACTAGCCAAACACAACACAATAAAAGAAGGATAGACAATGGACACTACAAAAAAGCTAGATCGCTTTGCCGCGCAGTGGTTTGACATACGCGCTGGAAGGGATTCCATACCGGAGAACGAAACAACAAAACAACGAAGGATTAATTGGGCCACGGCAATCATCATTCAGTTTTTAGCAACAGAGGACTAAACAATGCGAGACTTACCAACAGAAAACGAAATAAAAGAATCCATCACAGACTGCAACACTTGGTACCGACGGTTTTTCCGTTGCTGGATTGATGGCTCCTATCTTGGTTTTGAGCATTACCAAGACAACTGCGCCAAGGTGCGCCGTGA